GATATTTCCGGACACATCGTAGACAACCAAGGCGGATCGAGTCTAGAAGTTCCTCTGTACTTCCCCGACATGTCCGTAGTACATGCTGGAGGCATGTTCGACTCTGAAGTGACTTCAGTCGGGAATATGCTTATCTTCAAAGATGGAAAGTATCTAGATGCAACTCCATTTGAAATCCAAACCTCCGTACCTAAAGTTCTCTCGAAGTATCTTGAACCGTACTATTCTGCACAAATCGTAGATAGACTTGAGGTTCTTCATGAGTACTTCTATGGTAAACAGCCGACAATACCTGAGCAGGTGGTAATCGAGAATTCACATAAGTGTCTTTCGAACTACTCTATCGTGATTATCCGGGATATCCTCAACGGTACTCTTTCGGGAATCAGTGTTGATGCTGACCTTGATAGAATGCGTAGTCAGTTCCAAGACTACGACTACATTCATGCTCTCGATATAGTCATGCAGCAAAAACTTGATCTGACATATATTGACGTTTATCCTCACTATGCTCAGATTGTAGTTCCCGATCCGGAAAAGTACAGACTTCTTCAGGCATTCATTCAGATGATTATGCCGGAAGATATGCAAACGTCTGGACGTATCTCTTACTAAATATAGCCTGATAAGATGGACACTTCGTGTGTCCATCTTATCTCATCCAAATTTTAACACTATATTACATTGTGAGTTGAATACTTGTAACATTTAAGGAGAATCATCGTGACTACGGGACACAAAATTATTGTTACTGACGACACTATTCGTCAAATTGTCAAGTCGGAAATCAACCAATACGGCTACGAAGCCGACCTTAACCACATCGACGTCAGTCAAGTGACTGACATGTCGTATCTGTTTGCATTCGTCCACTTTTGTGGAAACATCTCCAAGTGGGATGTAAGTAACGTGGTAGATATGTATGGGATGTTCGAGAACTCTCGGTTCAACGGAGACATATCCCAATGGGATGTAAGTAACGTTAAAAACATGGGTGGTATGTTCTGTAAGGCCGACTTCAACCGAAACATTTCCAAATGGAATGTGGGGAAGGTTGAGAATATGGCGTTTATGTTCCAAGCATCTGAATTCGACAGAGACATATCACAATGGAATGTAAGTAATGTTAAAGATATGTCCGGCATGTTTCTCATGTCGGCTTTCAATGGCGATATTTCGAAGTGGGACGTAAGTAACGTAGAGAATATGGCGTTTATGTTCCGAAAATCGGATTTCGACGGAGACATATCGACTTGGAATGTAAGTAACGTGGTAGATATGTATGGGATGTTTTCGCGTTCTGAGTTTGAAGGAGATCTCTCCAGCTGGAATGTAGGTCTCGATACAAATACAAATCTGATGTTCCAGAAATCACCCATGGAACAACATCCTCCGTTGTGGAGTAAACGAAACTAGAAACGTTAGTATGTACGATAAGAGAGTTCCTCCCGGTCAAGGAGGAACTCTCTTATATCAAGATATGACATTCGATTTATTTGAAGGATATATTATTTTTTTTGAATCATCCCTTCGTGAACTTTAAACATGGAGATAGTTACATGTTTGATCCTAAAGCTTTCCGTACTGGTACTCGTCCCTTCTGGTTCGAAAATTGGCAGTTTGGCGGATATCCTAACACCCGTATGGCTAACTGGAAACTGGCCCCAATCAAAGGTGTACAAGTGGACAATCGTCCCGTGTATTTCTGTGGTAATCGTAATGGAGCTGACAATGGCTGTGCGTCTATTGTGGACTACGGAACTTATCTCGACATTGCAGTATACACTGATGTCGATCCTAAGACCGTGGTCGAACAAATTCGCAACGGTCAAAATACCCAGGATGCGCTACACATAACCTTACCCTACTCGAAAATTATGGTTCCGTTTGGTGTCCAATTGTTAACCATCATCGACCAACAGGAAAATTGGTCGCGTGAATAACAGTGACTAGAGCTCAGGATACCCTGAGCTCTAGTCATATAACTTTCAAACTACTTTTCTTATTTTTTTACACTGAGATTTTCCAGATAGTATGCTATAGCTGTAACCTAAAAGGAGAGCTCTCCCTATGACTTCTATATTTTTATTCAAAGACAGAAGACCGAATGCGTGTTTTCGAGATCAGATTTACGATCCTGCTGTCGATGGAGAAGCCCATCTGGATATGCCCAAACTTATCCCAGCAGAAGGGGCAATCGTAGTAGATAGAGACGATGACTATTCGTTGTATTGTGCGGTATACATTGATCCTATCACATTTGCTACGACATTAGAACCGACTAGACTTGTAAAAAACGAAATAGATAATGAAGTCGGTATTGTGTCTTATGGTAACGATCTGTTCATGCTCTATTATGACGACAGAGTGGAACCAACACAACTTCATATTGATGGTAAACTTCGACTGTTTGGATCTTCACTTGCAGAATACCGATTAAGCAGAAAGAATCTTGACGGATCGGTTGACTACATATCGACTTATGTAGATGCCAGTGATCACATCAAAGGAGAGAGAGTTCCTGTAGCATCTCTATCTCCTGGAAGTCCTATCAAGTATTGTACTAATTGTCACACTTTACATACTTTACAAGATGGGGAACAGATAGTTCTCGAAGTCTTCAACAATGAAGGCATCCTTATGGTGTCTGTTATACTGTTCGTCAAACGTGCAGTATTTCTCAATGATTTATTGAATACTAACACCATCATCACTGGCATGACTGCAACCGCTAACCAGATGGATGGAGATGATTTTTATCTCTATCAGAGACAACAACCAGATGAACTTGTGATATCTCCGATAGTGTCGTATTCTGACGGAAATCAAGAACGTCTTTCTATAGATAATGAAAGCTGTTTTTGTTATGGGTTGGATGAGTTCATCCCTATATTCCCTGGACAAAAACAAAAAGTACTTATCAAGAAATTCCTTGGAAGAAAACAAACGTCCCCTCTACAAAAGACGGATGGTATAGAAAGATTTATTTCCATCGAAAGATGGGTAACTGTACTTGCCAACGAGTCGTTAGCAGGACTCAAAATATCCATTGTTCCTATCTGGAATGCTCTTGAGAATAAATATGATCTCAAATTCATTGGATATTCGGATAGAAGGGATAAGATCTATGATCTGACAAATAAAGTCACTCCGTTATCAGAATGGAGTACCGGGATGTTTAACACATTCCAGGATATTACTTTTTCTGTCGATCTGACCGAAGCACTTGGTACGGCTGCTACCGTAGAACATCGTCAGAAGTGTTTTGTAAAATTCAAACACTACAACGAATTCGAAAGGTGGGTCATGAAGGATTCAGAAACGGACAACTACGCATACGGTGTGGAAGCACCGAATAGACGTCGGCCTGTTATCCACTATGATCATCTCTTAAAAGTCTTCTTTATTCCTACTTCCAGGTTCGAAAATAAGGAAGCATTCATCGAAGCATTCTACACGGTTGCAAGACCCCCATACGACCCAGAAACAGAGATCAGTGCTATTGTTCCTACACACTTTACCATCAGGGACATTAATGATCTTCACACGATCATTACCTCACCTATCCCTGTGGAAGAGTATACCCAATTCTGGAATATCAACCGACAAACTCCTGAAAGTTACGTTGGATCTAGCTTTATTGTAGAGTTCTTGCAGAAAGTCGGAGATACATACCTGATCTTATACGGAGTTCCTGTCGATATCTACCAAAGTCCGACTGGTTACAATACTGAACTGAATCCCTAATGCATACGTGATAGCCATATTCTCTCATTAACCAAATCGATCTAACAATAACTAGAGCTTGGGATGTCCCAAGCTCTAGTTCAATAACATTCTTATTTTCTTGGTCTAAGATTTTTCAGATAGTATGATTTACGCTAAGGAGAAAGCTATCATGATACAGAATCACGAAAACCCCATCCAGGGTTACTTTTATTTTGACGGAAAGTTCTATCCTGCTGAAAAACTTATCAAGTTCTGTGAAGGTAAGGACACTTCTGAAATATACGTGGATCCAAAATATTTTAGCTCTACTACAGTGGAACAAGCATGGGGACATGTTGGGGTGTTTCCTGATGGGACTATCGAGTACCGTGACATCACCATGGCGGATCTTGCCAAACATATTCCACGGATCTTAAAAGCGGATTATGTGCAGTTTCCCATCATTACTCATATAACCCCTAAGGGAACTTACCAGATTCTGGATGGAAGACACAGATATCTACATGCATACATCGACAAACAGACTTGTATACAATCGCATATCTTAAATTTATCTGAAATGCGGGAGTTCACACAACAGTATTCTACCTGGGCTAAACTCAGGTAAGGAGAGGGGTCATGATCATCGAAAAGCTCTATCGCAAAACTCGTACAGTATTGGAAGAATTTGCATTAGGAAATAGTCCTTGGGAGCACATGAGTAGTATTGAAAGTAATAACACGAAATACATAGTAAAAATCCAAAATGAGGATCTTACATACTTTTTAGACCTTGGACATATGTTTTTAGAAACACCTATTTCTAGATTTGAAACTTGGGATACGTTTCGAGATACGTTGACTGACATAGAACTCGAAGCGTATCGTATACATATGCCGGATCTGGACTCTCCTAAAAAGGTTTTACGTACAGTAAGTCCTTTATCAAGTAATGATTTTTTGATAGAGTACACAGATAAAGATATACCTGACAGAAGAGATGTCAAAACCTTTATCGATCATTTACCAGATCTAGTTATAACTAAAACAGGAAACGATTGTCCTATAAAATTAGAAAATTCTCTTCTTTCAGTGAATGGACTTGTATCTCGACCTATCATACGTCCTAATGAAAAAACGGGTAAACGAGAATATTTTGTTCCTGAAGGTATGAATTTCCTAAGGTGCACTACACATACGACACATCCGAATCTTCTTCTTATGGATTTCGAACTTCTTGGTGGTATGGAAATAGTTCCTTTATCCGAGTGTAAATTACGTTATCATAACCAAAACAACGAACCGTGTCCTGATGTATTTTTAACTATCACACTTCCTGATGGAAAAGACCTGCATGGTAAAACTGCATGTATTGTGATGGCGCATTCTTTATTTCTACCAAATTCAGTGAAGGTAAAGTCTGAAAATAGTCTTTTAATTAATCTTGCACAGTTACGTATCCGTATGTCGTTAGCAAAGAGTGCTTATGCCAAAGACAATTACAAACACAATACTCATTTAATAGAAACTCCCATTTCAGAAGAAACCTATGTCAAAGAACATCTTTCTTCTAAAGATCATTATGGAGCATTCTTAGTTCTCATAAATTCCGAAGATCTTTGGATAGATACAAAATATGGAGTTTCTTTTGCTGGAAATGTAAAGTTTACTCAATACCCGGACTACATCCCACACGATCTAACTAGTCAGTCATTCATGGATTACACTCAAATAGAATATCTTTCTAGAAACGCGGTTTACAGTTATCCTACAATGACTAACCTTGATGTATACACTGAAGAAAAGACACAACTTCAACTGTACCCTGACAAATTAAAGTGCAGACATGTTGATTGTGTTAAAGACTATAAAGATAATCAATTTGTTTTTCTCAAGATAATGAGTCTTTAAGATAAGATAGCTCCTTTTTAGGGAGCTATCTTATTCTATGCCAAACCACGTATAAAGGAGGTTTCCATGGGGAAACTAGGAAAGTATTTAAAAACAGTCAATAATTCATATATTTTTACTGGTGAAAAAGCTAAAATATATGTTCCTGAAAGATACTCCGCACAAGGAGTTCTTAAAATCACAAGTCATGTGGAAGTACTTGGTGTATTCGAGATCATAGTGAACGATAACGAAGAGATAGGACTTATACTTCCTACAACTATACAAATACATCCATCAAAAATCTACAAAGAAAACAAAGACGACGTAGACTATACAGTTTTGGAATTGCATAAAGGAGATGTTTTCATGCAATCAAAAACTATAGTTCAAAAAGCAAACTTAGTATACGTCATGTTTGTTGAATTTTTAGCTAACGGTAACTTACCTAAGTTTATACGTTACTGGGATATCCCAAAGTTATTCGATCATGCCCAAAAGGTATGTGGTATTAACCTTAGAGTTCCTAAAAACATTTTTGAGATCCTGTATGCACATTTGTATAGAGATCCTAAAGATCTTTCTAAACCTTACAGACTCACATCAATGACAGCTCCTGCGGTGTTTTTATCTTTAAGAGATACTGCATATGCTACGGACAGTACTACTGCTAAACTTGTGGGTTCGTATATGCAAGACAACTTTAATTCAGCTATCGTCAATCCTTCGACTGAGAGAAGTCGTGTCGAAGATATGTTGAGACGATAGTGTAAACTTAAAAAGGGGATATTTTCATGGAAACTAGACTTCCGAATAATTTACATTTCAATGTGTCGGTGCTCGATCAGTTCCAGGGACAGAAACTCAAAGTTCCGAAATTGAACGACTACGGGTATTACGAGATGCCTATCGCTCTTCTTGGAGCTCCTTCCAGAAATCGGGCGTTTTACGATATTGAATCTATAGTTCAGCAGATAAACGATCCGAATACTGTGTTCAATATGATGCTTACTCAGGGCAATCTTTATGGAGAACATGGGCATCCTTCGTCAGACGTATCTTTGGAAAGACTTGTTGAAGTATCTGAAGATCGTAGATCTCATCACATCCGTAGAGTATGGACTGGAAAAGCGACTGATCGTGGAGTTATCTTATTTGCTGAAATCCGTCCTACTGGAGTATATGGCAAATACTTGGAAGAATCTATACTTAACCCTTACGAAAATACGACATTTTCTCTCAGATCTCTTATGGTACCTGATCCAAATAAGAGTACAAGAGAATACGAATATCGTATAGTCAAGCGTCTTGTGACCTTTGACTATGTCACTATGCCGGGATATGCTGAAGCTTCCAAGTGGTACGTGGGGCATGAAGATTTTTCAAGACCCATCACTGTTGAAGAAATATATAAACAAGAACAATTAAGAGTAGCAGGATTAGAAAATTTCTCTTCAGAAGAAATGTGCAAACTGTTTGATTTAAAACATGCACAGGTTAATGGTTGTACTTTGGAGAATTATATCCCAGGAACAACCAACTACCTCTCGGAAGGAAGAAAGAAAAGTATAGTTCATGCTTTTTTAAAGCAAAACTAGGGAGAAGCTCATATGTTCTCTAAAAGACTTATGAAACTCGAAGCGAGTATACCCGCACTAGAAACCTTGGACACGTCTCACCTTAGCAATGATGAGATCCCAAGTTCTCCGCCAAGTCCAGAGGGAGTCGACGTATACGGACTCTACAATCCGACAGAAATGAAGCTGCCATATTGTCCTATATTTGTTGTTCCTAGAGACAACGGCACTAAAGAGTATACCGCACTTATCAACTCGACTATCACTTCTCCTACTGAGTATTTCGGACTAGTGGAAATAATCAACCGGATGCAGGAAGGAGACGATATGATCTTAAATATATCGTCTCCTGGAGGATATGTGTGTTCTGCTACATTTATAGCCAGTTCTATCTATAGATGCAAAGGAACAGTAACCACGGTAGCAACTTCTATCTGTGCATCTGCAGGATCTTTGATCTGGAGTTCCGGACATATCTGCAAAGCGCATCCTACTGCACAGTTCATGTACCATATGAGTAGTCAGATGTCGGTAGGAAACTCGGTACGTATCCGAGATTCAGCTAATGTTCAGGTTAAATATGTACAAGAAGTATTGCTGGATCTTGCTAAAAACAAAGGGCATATAACCGAAGCAGAAGTCGACCTTATATGTAAAGATCCCGACAAATGTGTATGGATAGATGCAAAGAAAATGATGGAGCGTATCGCTAACCACATCGCTTCTGGGGAGAAATAAATATGAGTTATTTCCCATTTCTCGATTTCGACAACGTTCCAGATGTGAATTCTGATCTTGAAGATAAAGATATTGTAGCAGGTACAGAAAAATTCAAAATACCGGATCTGCAATCACACATCCAATTAAGTGAAGAAGATGTATTTGGACCAGGGTCCATTAATCGAAGTCATATTGAACAAATCAATATGATAAATCAGTTTAATGCATCAAGAGCGATGCAGTCGAACCCCCAGAAGTTCTTTTGTTTTCGAGAAGACAAGATCATCCGTATATACATAGCTCACGATATAAGTTGGAGCAAGTGCGATTTTCAGAACATCTTCATGTCCAATCTTCTGAAACTCAAATCGGATGAAGAATGTCATTTCTATCTAGGAACTGGATCTGGAGCATCTGGACTTGTTGATATGTACAACCTTGGGCCTATGCTTCATGCAGTCGAAACTTGTAGAGGAAAAGTCGTAACTCACGCAGATGGAATGTGTTCTTCTGAAGAATCCATACTCTGGGCATACGGACACGAACGGCACAGATCGGAATTTTCGGTCATCGTTGTAGAAGGGTGTAGAGGAATCACGGACGCCATGCCGTCGTATACACAGTACTTCCGTGTTCTGTATCAACGATTTGTGGAATTGGGATTTATCTCACAAGAAGAATTAGAAGATCTTTTGACTTCACAAAAGATCTTTTCCTTCATTGGACATAGTACTGAAAAAGTGTAGTTTAATGGTCATCAGTAGAGTCTATCTGGAGAGGGGCAATTTGCCCCTCTCCAAATTGTATACCCTATGTTTACTAGGAGATCCGATGTGATTTTGTTTGAAAGTGATTATGAAAAAGAAAAAGTATACTTTGATACTTTAAGTACAAATGTTTCAGCATTTAGGTTATCCCGAGTTCTTGAAAAACTCGGAGTTCGAAACAATAAGTTCATGCTTGTGACTACGCAAAAAGATCTCATAGGTCTCGACGTGCACAACCTTAAAGATCCGTCTAAAGAACTTGCTGAACGTATAGCGTACGAGATAAAGATCAATCCTTGGTATTTCTTTCGAGAAATTGTTCGGATACCTATCCAAGGTGGTCGACCGATACCATTCAAATTTAATCGCGGCAACTTGGCACTCATTTATTGTTTCCTAGCCAATGTAGATTTTTATCTGGTCATGCCTCGTCAGACTGGTAAGTCTGTATCATCACAAGCTATCGTAGCTTACGTGATGTATTTTTTAGCATGTAACTTTAAAACCATTTTACTGACTAAAGATACCGCTCTTGTTCAAGAAATGGTTGATCGTCTTCGTGCGATCAAAAAAGCTCTTCCTCAGTTTTTACTGTTTTCTTCTAGTTCAGATACAGACAATAAGGAAGGACTTACCTACAGTGCACTTGAAAATAAATACAGTACACAAACTAAAAGTAACGATCCTTTTTCGGCCAACAACTTAGGTCGTGGTTTGTCTTCTCCTTTTTTACACTGGGACGAACTCGAATTTTTCAAATACAATTACATTACTTATCCTGCTGCCACCTCTGCAACTAACGCAGCACGAGAGTCCGCTAAAGACAACGGATTACCCCACACGAACATTATAACTTCAACTGCAGGTAACCTTGATACTGAAGAATGTCAATTTGCTCTTAAGTTGATAAGTGAAGCATTACCTTTTTCGGAAAAATTATACGATTGTAAAGATTACGATGAATTCCATGCTATTGTGGATAAACATTCAACTAGAAAAATGGTGTACGCAGTATTTTCATACTTGCAGTTAGGTTACACCCACAAATGGTTTAGAGAAACTTCAGTACGTACAGGCGGTACTCCTGAAGACATAGCACGCGATTATTTGAACTTACGACAAGCAGGTACGGATAGTTCTGCTATAGATCGTACTATTTTAGACAAAATAAAAGCTTCAGAGAAAGAACCTGTCCAGATTACTTTTGAATCTGGGTACATGTTCCGGTGGTACGAACATCCTGACAAAGTATTCAAAGATCCTAACAGAGTTATCATAGCAGGGCTTGACACATCCGACAACGTAGGTAAAGACTTTACATCGTTAGTATTTCTCGATCCGAAGAACATGGACGTTATAGCTACTACAAAATGTAACGAATCTGACCTGATACTGTTTGCAAGATTTCTTGGAAAGTATCTGGTAGATCATCCTAAAGTAATACTCGTTCCTGAAAGAAAGAGTACTGCCAGTATGATCGTGGGTCTGATCTGTGAAATCTTAAGAAAAAATGGTATCAACCCATTTACTCGAATATATAACCAAGTATTTCAGAACATCCAAGAAGAACCTTTCTGTCATCTCGATACTTGGGATAACTTAGAACAAGGTCCCAACAAAAAGTACTTGGGGTATAGTACTGCGGGAACTGGAAGTAACTCTAGAGATGTTCTTTATAAAGTTACTTTAAACAAAGCTCTTAGCATGAACGCATCTAAGATATCGGATTCTGGACTGATCAATGAATTTTGTTCGTTATCTGTCAAAAGTGGACGTATGGATCACAGCAATAAAGGACATGACGATCTGGTCATAGCTTATCTTCTTGCTTGCTGGTTCATTTATTTTGGTAAGAATTTGCGTATGTACAATCTGGATAAAAGTATCTTTTGTTCGGAAGTAGATAATTCTGGTACAAAACTGACAGCTAAAGATAAAGTTCTGTATTCTCAAGTTACAGAACGTATAGCTGAACTCAATATGTTAGTACGGACAGTCACTCACCCAGGAGTACTCAAAGCATACGAATCAGAACTTGCAGATCTCAAAGAACTCATATCCCCTATGGAATACGATATCACTCCTATCCGTAGTGATGACATTACTCAACAGAAGACTATCCACACACCAGAATACATAACGCAAGCATTTGCAAAAATACGATTCTAATATAAAGATAAGACTAGTGTCCATATGGACACTAGTCTTATCCTTTTGCTATGTTACACACAAGTTAATTGCCTCTCAAGTATTTCAATTAATTTCAGGGATATATTACTAAGTTAGAGAATAACCTTTTCACTCCAAAGGAGAATCGCCATGCCTAAATCAACTGACATCATCGTTGTTACGAACGAGAACGTACACAGCGTTGTGAGAACTGAGATCGCCAGACTTGGCGATAACGCCGATCTTAACCACATCGACGTATCGCAAGTAACGGATATGTCCGGCTTATTTTGTGGGGTTTCAGTCGAGCTGGACATCTCTAAATGGGATGTCAGTAACGTAGTAAATATGAACTGGATGTTTAGATTGTCGTCATTCAACGGTGACCTCTCTAAATGGGATGTCAGTAATGTAAAGAAGCTGTCCCACACGTTCGACAGCTCCCAGTTCTACGGTGACATATCACACTGGGATGTCAGCAACGCAGTAGACATGTATGCCATGTTCGCTGCATCCCAGTTCAATGGAGACATCTCCAAGTGGAATGTCTCTAATGTAAACGATATGTCGTGCATGTTCTATGAAGCAGTATTCAACAACGACATATCAGACTGGGACGTGAGTAACGTAGAGGATATGGCCTTTATGTTTGTAGGATCTCCTCTGGAATACGATCCTCCAAAATGGTATCGTGTAAGCTAATACCTGAGAGTGAGAACCCTTAGTGGTTCTCACTCTCTATTTATTGAACTGTGTAGATTATTTTTTATGGGTGTATCTCGATTTGTTTGAAGGATATATTACTTCTTTGATCAGGACAACATAACTATTCAAACAATGGAGAATCGCTATGAATACAGTAAGACCTAATCTCGGAAGCTTAATGGTGCGTCTGGCAGAAATCAGCTCCACCGAAATCTCCGAAGGTGAAGCTTTAAAACTGATGAAGTCCTATTTTCAAATGCACCGGAAGTCGAACGAGTATTTGTTTACAACATACGACATCTTGGACATGGTCGTCGATGCTGAAATTTCCGATGTCGACTCGCTCGAGAATATCGGAGACTACGGATACATGGCACAGAATTTCGACGGTACAGCCGTAGTCAATCTGGATAATGTCATCGCTGATCCAAGCACCGACAAGGTACTGAAAAATTTGTGCCATACTGTTCGTGGTAATATCTATTACTACTTCGAGTCTATCGTCGCCGCAGTGAAACGAGTAACTGACGGCAAACTGACTGAACTCACAGTCAAAGCCTTTCTTTCATTTGCGATGGGGCACGAGCGTTGTCACACGACGCAATCTGAAGAATTCATTATGGAAGGAAGGAATGTGGAACTTTCCGGGGCGTTACGCGATGCCCCGGATGCAACCAATATTGACAGCTTCAACGAATACATCAACCTTCCATCAGAAGTGGAAGCAGATGAATTCGGATATGCCCATATGCAGGAGGTGCTTGGTGACGAGATCTCAAGATTTCTCGAAACGCGAACTTCGGAAATAACCTCACAGTACGCAAAGCGCATGCACTCGGCGTTCAAAAAGTATCCCAGCAATAGAGTCAAAAGACTCACTCCTGAAACAATCACCAAGGTAGCGAACAAGCTCTACGGTGAGAAGATGAAGTGCATTTCCTGGGAAGGATCTACTGGTACCGGTGTTTTTCACTCGATGGATCAGATGCCTTGTGGACTCCGATACAATGCAAATAAGTTCACAATGTATAGTCCTGAAATACAAAAGACATTCGAGGACAACGGCTTCACGGAATATCTGATCTTCCAGGAATATCTGGAAACAGAACTCATGTACTTCGATTCGGAAGAACTTACAGAAGGGGTTATCGGTCTTGTAGTAGAATACGCTAAACAAGTACTTGACTTCAATGACAACCACTCTTATGGAGGTGCAGTGTCCCCGGAAATCATTCTTCAAAAAATAGATCCGGAAAAAATCATTGAACGTTTGTCTAATTAAGTAAGAGAGGACAGTATCAACTGTCCTCTCTTATTTGAGTATCGTTGATTATTTTTTTTATTGTGAAGTAGAATGGTTATTTTTCACACAAAATGATATGTAAATTAGATCTTTAAGGAGAATACTGATGTTAGTGATCGATTCTATAAATGCTCAGACTACTAAAGACTATTATCATTTTTCAGCAGAGCAAACATTTGAGTTTCCTTCTACAACAGGAGATTTTATATCAACAGGGTCATCTGATCATGATGAGTTTGTCAGTGTAGTTGATGGTGATCCTGTAGTTAGAACGTATAACAACTTCACCATCAACGAAGGACATCTCGTTCGTCCTACGCATCGGTGTAAAGGATTATATCTCAACATTCTTGGGGATTGTATTATTAATGGAACATTATCGATGGGTGCAAGAGGAGCTCATGCTGTTGGAAAATATGTTGGAATTGATTATAGACAACTTAAAATTTATTTTAATGAAACAAATATTTTTATTGATAATATTCCATTTATATTAAAAGATGGTGGCGCAGCTGGTACCACTGCTGGTGCTAATGGTCAAATGTCACAAGGAGGAATTTCATGCGGCGGCGGTGGAGCTGGAGCTAAAGCCACTGGTGGTAGTTCTGCTGGATCAGCAGGAACATCGTTTTCAGGTGGTTCTGGTGGCGGTTCAAGAAACGCATCAGGAAATGGAACAACATATAGTGTTGCACAAGCAAATGGTGGTAGAGGTGGATATTTTTATAATGGACATGGGAGTGGATATCCACAAGGTGGTGGAGCAGGTAATCCAGGTTCAGGTGGAACTGGTCAGGGTAGCACAGGTCAGTCAGGAACAGGGGGATTATTAATTTTGATAGTTCATGGAAATTTAATATTAGGTTCCACTGGATTGATTGTAAGTAATGGTGTAAATGGTGGTGCAGGTTCATCTGGTGGCGGCGGCTCATCTGGAGGTGGCTGTATTGATATTTATCATAAGAGTGTCATAGAAAATAATGGAATTATTAGAGCTAATGGTGGAGCTCGTATGTATGGTGGAGGAGCCGGTGGAGCAGGTTCAATAAGAATAACTAAATTTTAAAAAGGAAATAAGTGATGTTTCGATGTGATCTGCATATACTCTATCGATTGTTAAGAACCAACGATCGATCCCTTATGAAGAGAACAAAAGTTACCTTGTCGTATATCTAGTAGTAACACGAGTGTTGACTTTAACTAACTCCTTCCTTGATGGAGGAGTTAGTCTTATCTCTCGTATTCGTTCCTTTTCCACACATCGTTCATATTTCGCTCGAAGATCCCATGTCCTCTTGGGACATGTTCGTATCAGGAAGGATCCATATCCTTGTTCTTACGGTACCATCCGATAGATCCTCTACTGTGTTCTTAGACTATCAACGTCACACTCTCCTCTTGGGGGGAGAGTGTTCGTCTTCTTGTTCTCTACCCCCTATGGGGGGAGGATACGGAGTCTAGCACATGTGTGTGTCCTACACTCGACACACACATGCTTCTCGTTCTTGTCTATCAAGACAAGATGCGTAGAGTCTCGTTCACTTACGTTCACTCTTCTCTACTTACCTGTATGTATGTGTTGTACTCACATCTCACGTATAGATACACTTCTCTCTCAGTGTATCTATCCTCTACTTATGTATTTCTCTTTATATATATACAGTTCCATAGTGCCCCATCCCTACCCTTCCCCATTGGAGAAGAGTTGGTCCCTGTATAGTATATTGTGCAAATTATTTTTTATCACATTTATGTGAAGTTTTTACCACAATACAAATATATTATTCATATAACTAAATCTGTCTTAAATATGTATAGTGTTATGCTATGAGCAAGTCGCTAATTAGGAGGACTTTGATGTCTAGTCAATTAAAATATGCATTCTCAGATATACCTGAACTTAATCAGCCAGTAACTATTGAGCTCATTTCTAAGCTCAATGTGCTGTGTGTCACATTTGAAACGAAACAAAACCATGGAGCAGTATTCAACTCCCCACTACTGGGGGTTGAGAAAGCATTTTTTGTTAAATCCGATTATCAGAACATGTATGATATTTTTCAAGTAGATCCTAAAGATATAAGTCGGGCTATACGTACGTGTGATTATATTGATCCTAGTTGGAAAGTACTTAATGATCCGTATAACCACCTGGTAGTATATATCGCTCACAGGATACACAGTTCCAAACTTCCTTCGGATACTGTAACTTTGGGTATAGTCAATTTGTTCAAGTTGTTACAATATAAGTTCTTTACTTCTTACGTACATCAAGCATATGAGTTTCATGCTAACCGAGAGGTCATGCAAGCAACTATAGATGGGCTTTCTAATAAGTTTGATCTTGTGGCAGCTAAAACATGGAAGAACTTGATAACTAGTCGTGCAGTACGTATGAGTCAACCGGATTCTAACTACTACGAAGCACTCAGAGATTATTCTCCTGACTACAGAGTATGTCGTGTCATAAGCGACACTCAGACTGGATTGAAAAAATTATTGATCCGAGTTACTCAATTGTACTACGACAACTTTGAAGAAGGAAATAAGATCTCCACATACTCGTCGGTAGATAGTCTTGATGGACAAAAGATCATAGTGTCGCAAACCGATACGTTAGATACCATGGAGCAAAGTATGCGAGCTATGATCCAGAATTCTTCTAGACTTATAGATATGGAACTTGTGAATGTTCTTTGTAATAAGTTCAGATATGTTCATCCTGAGGCTATGAAAAAGTTCTTGATCATGGTAGCTGAAAAATCTGCAGAGCAGGTAGATTCTGGTACATTTGACACAATCAAAACCCCAAAGAACGATACTCCCTACTACGTCGGATTAGGTAAGATCGTACAAGAGATCCTTAGAGTTACGTATCGTGCATGTGTCATGGATAACGTGAATATGAATTCCAAACAAGCTATCGTAATTAAAGCTATGAATATGTATTCTAGTTCACGAATATCCGACAGTGGAGTACTTACTATTAAACGATCTGTACTTAAGTTCGTGGAAGAGTGTGATTTGTCTTCAAGAGAGAATACAAATGCATCATTTGTTCTCATCTTCATTTTGTATATCCTTATCAAATCTTTCGATTATATTTAAATACTCTATAGTGACCTATTATGGGTCACTATAGCAATGGAGGTCAAATATGAGTGAGATTATTTATTCTGAAAAAATGAAATACCCTAACAAAACCCAACACACTTGTTGTATTGTAAAGAAAGACGATGCGTATCGTATCGATCTTGAAATCCCAAACCACTTTAATACCAGAATATGGTTAGATTTTGAAAACTCGTCTTGTACTTGTAGTACATCTATGTATAGAAGAGATACTCTGGAACCTGAACAAATGGTTCTTTTGGAAAATAAATGTATAGAGAGTATACGACATTCGATCTTAATGTCAGGAAATTCTAAAACTTGTCACGCTTGGAATGCTCGTGAGTTCTATGCGAACTTTGCTGAATTATTGCATCATGCATGTAGTGGGGCTAATGACGAAGGCGTAACGGTAACAAGTCCCATCTTCGTGCCTGAGGATGTCTCTACTACTATACAAGGGATCAACAAATACCTTGTTCGTTGGAGATGTAAATATACAAAGAACATGCAGACTATGACAGTATTGTCTTACACCAATGTATTGATTGACGATTTTTATCATTCAGTCATTCACGATACTGTAAATAGATCTAAAAATAAATCTAATGCGGAGTATAGCTACGCAGGGTATTCCCGGGATCACTTAAATGGGGAGATTGTTCTTCATATTCTTCCATTTTTTCATGATGTACAATAGAGGTCATTTATGTCTGTGAAGGTAACCCCCTACGGAATAGTTTTTCTGGGCATAGACAAAGTTATAAAGTATTACCAACCTGGACTTTTTGGTCAGAGAAATTCTTATACTTATCAAGTTGCGATAGTTCAAGCGTTGATTGAATTGTGTCAAGAATACTCTAGAAAAGTTCGCATCGTGCCACTTGTACAATTGTCACACCATCCGTTAGATTGGTGCAATGAGAGTTCACTTCGAACCAACCTTTCTAACTTGTTACATGTCGATGCTAAATCATTAAAGTTGGGAGTTAATAAAACCCCAAGATGTCTTACGATTATCAACTGGATGAATAACCACAACATTCCGTTAAAGATGGGACTAATCGTAGACGTTAAAGATCCGTACTATCTTGATCAGAATGTTCGTAATTTTTATCCCCCTGCATGGTGTCTTCCAGATTACGGACTACAGTATCCTCAGATGGTACAGATACATAGGTTTTTAAAACAACTTCCGTAATGTCCAGACGATAAGACACACCTTTCTAGGTGTGTCTTATCTTATTGTAAGTTTTATTTGACAATGCAGTCAGGATCTGGATCTATGCTGAATTGTTTAACCGGAAGTGTAGGAACTCCGGTTATCAACGCTTTGAGGACTCTATGATGCCCATCCATGATTCTTCCGTTTTCTCCAAGTAAAATAGGATACGATAGATCTGCAGCTAGAGCTATCTTCACATGGTGAGCTACGTTGGCATATGTTGCATCTCTAGAAAGTCCGGGGAAATTAGAATCTAATTGCAATGCTCGTAATTCTTCTACAGGTTTTTCGAATGTTTCAAGTTCTTTAGATTTTTCTATAAGACTTGTAACTCGCCATTCGTTCCCTTCATACCTATGGAACTGACGGTCTATACTGGGAGGTTGAAACGATTCGTTCCCATTAAGAACTTTTTGTACTGATTTGAACATATCTTCAGTACCTCCTAAAGCATGTAGTACATGATGTTAGATCTGGATTCCGGATCTAATACTTTAGCTACTTTGACAAAAGATTTTAACTCTTCAGAATACTGTTCATTTTGATCCGAATAGGAATCTATGATTTCTCTTACCCTTCCTATTTCCTGACCACCTTGAAGCTCACTTAGATCCATCTGTATTGCTAGTTTCAAATAGATCCTAGCTTTGGTAGCCATCACTACAAGTTTTCGCAGTACCTGCAGAGCTTGATCGTTGATGTTTGTGAATTCTTCATCGTAGTGCAATCTACATTTTAATATCCAACTTAAATTCATAGTTGGGACATGATAAAATGGAGTAAGAAGAACGATATCCCCAGAACGTAATATAGGATCAGGAAGAACAGGTTTTGATCTTCCGGTTTGACTATCCAGCGCCTGGTTAGCCAGACCATACAGTGTACTCATCTGACTATTAGGATATCCAGTTATAGTGGGAGCAGCTAATCCGGAATATGCTGAATATGGGAATTCGACATGTTCTACAGATGAGATACTTCGAAAATCTCTAGCTTCAGGAGGGATGCGATATAATGCATAAGTGTTAAATCCGCCGTAATAATGTCCGTCTTCGATGACGCTTTCTTCTACCCAGTCAGGACTGAGCATTATCTTCTTAGGTCGTCCTCCAAGCATACTGCAGTCTTGCAATACTCGAGAAGTTATGACTTCGTCTCGGATTCGATCATCCATAGATTCGTTGTGTACTGTGGGAAATGCTAGTCTAAGAATATGACTTGGTATGTCGGCGTATACCGAGTTAAGACAGATTTGTATTGGATTGTACATAACTCACCTCACTAGTGGTTGGTTTGCATACCATCATTGTACATGTCATCAATTTTATAAGGATATATCACATATACGATAACCTGTTACTACAGGTAAAATTTTAGTTGTGATACATGTACTATGTCCTGAAGTTCGATGAATCTGAACATTGTTTCTGAATCTGGTTGCCTCCTTTCGATCACGGTTCAGGAACTACAGGGAAGAGATTTCGATGAATATTCGTTGTGGGTGTTTCCGATTCTCCTCTGCAGCGAAGTTGTCGAGATCTCTTCCCACTCTTACAAACAAATTTGGAAAAAAGAAGTATTATCTTTGGTCACTAACATAAAGGTATTCGGAATCGTTGCGACAACAATTGAGTCCGAGAAGATTCTTTTCTTCCACATATTTCATAATGTTCTCTTAGGCTTCTGGAAACCTACAGACTCTCATGACATTGCTATATTGGGGGAAGTCTGGTGTCCACTCGTGGATATAGATATCCTAACTTATGAACAACTACCAGGATGTCTAAGGTGTCTTTGAGAACATATTGAACGCACACAAAGTTTGTCGGGATATCTACGATATACCAGATGCCGGAAGTATCTTTGATGGGCGATGTGTGGAAACTACCAATAAGGCAAAATCTATAAGGAGGTGATGACCATTGTGACAACTTGTTCGATATTGTGTATTTGGGATAAACTTATCTCACCACGGATGTCGTATATGCGTACAACTTCGAGCGTGTCTCGATTACCCCAAGAAACGTACGTTAACATTGTTGTTGTCATACCCAAACGTATACCGGGTTTGGGTTTCGGCAAAAGTCATCCGCATTATAAGGGATAGTGTCTGGATGATATAACTTTGTTTCATATAAGCGTTAGCTGTTTTGTCGATACGATTTAGTTTGTTTTAAATAAAGCTAGCTGTTTTGAGGAGATGCCTTATTCAGGCATCTCCTCTTCTTCAATCAACTCCATGTGATAACTATATATTTTTATAAGAGGGGAGAGATGATAGTTGTTACTCTGAATGAGATATACCGGTTTTGGGCGGAGCAAACCAAGGTATCTATATTAACTGCTGCACACGAAATCATTGACCATATCGATGAAACTGAACTCGGCATGTACGCTGCACTTGGAGTACCAACTGATTTGAATACAGAAATATATTTGCCTCTCCCACTTGTTGAGTATAAAAACTCATTACCTGAGTTGTTGACTCGTATTCAAGTTTGGTTGACACCGCTGGCTGCGTTAGAAGAGTATCCTATGATTCAAAAAATGATTTCTAAACATACACACATCCATCTTTTGGTGTATAACCGAATCGAGGCTTCTATGGCCTAAATTAGCTACTTAAAAGGAGAATCTTCTGATGTCAGATATTGAACAAATACGAAAAATTACATTTGAATTTGCTAAACATTTAAAACGTCATCAGCTTGCGGTTCCTTCCGGTTTCAATATGGAGCATGAAGGACATAATCTTGAATCCATGTTGTCACTTACGAATACAATCTTACACATTCTCACAGATGGTAAGTGGAGTATATTGTATATTTCCGCAATCTCGCAAAACCTGACGGAATATGTTATCGGAGTTGAGTTACGTAAATTCAAATCTAAACCATCCAAAAAACACGTAGTGCACGAAAAGTTCCTATTTGAAGATATACCTGAAAATTTCCCCCAGTGAGAGAACTGACCGAAGTCAGTTCTCTCATAGGCCAAACACACTCACCCTTAATCCGGTGTTCCCTACCCGTAGGGCATCCAACTAGAGATAAGTTACTACTTGTCTCTAGGGACATTACACATAACATAAAGGAGTTACCTATGTCTAAGGCAAATACTAACTTCACTCTTACGCTGATATACTTAAACAACAACACCATCGTGGCTGGAGAACTCAGACATCTCCCCAAAAAAGAAACAACTAACTGGCACTATTATCAGGTTAAACCGGACAGTCCTGTGTATGTGTATGATGCAATAAATCTGCAGAGGACTAATCTCCACTGCTCCGACATGTTGCACATCAGAAAAGAACAGTTGATGATGGTTTTTGACCATGTTACGAGTCTTCCTACTATCGGAGATTGGGTAGATGATCCAGACGAATTCTCCGAAGAAATCTACAGGGATTGGTGTATCTATGAAAGTACTTTGTATCTGGGAGTTGAGCGAATCAATGTCCTGATCAAGGATTGGGGATTTGATAACTCAAATCCCTCACAGAAAATACAGCGCGACATTCCTGCATGCTTCAGTTTTTACCAGCACATGGACACCTTCGCGGAGTACCTGGCTGAAAATTGCAGATACTTCGATCTGTCGGATGAGGACCATCTGGATTACTGGAAGACCGCACTGAAGATTATCATCGAAAAGTACGATATATCTTTTGCTTTTGGATGTGACGATTTTCCGCAGTATCAAATTACAAAAGAGGAGTGCGACGGTTGCGGTCCCTTTAGGTTAGAATAGTTGAGTGTTAAGGAAGAGAAGCGTCGCATGACGCTTCTCTTCTCTTAGTTTACTAGATGAGGGTTTATTTTACGATACGTTGCTCGGTCTGAAAAGACACCGTTCACTATAGACCTACTAGAAGAAGAATGCCCACTTCTAGGGCAGATATATAACATAAGTAATTGATCTTAACTCCAAAGGAGATAATTATGGCTAAATCGACTGTGTCCCCTAAGACTAAACCCGTATCCAAGTACAAGTGGACTATACTTCGGCTCGCCGACAATACAGAGGTCGAAGGACCTCTCAAATACTTACAAGAAAGAGAAACAGAAAATTGGTATTACTATCGTGTGAAACCTGGAACGAAACTTCGTATCACGTGCCCGACTTCTGGAGAAAGCGACGTATATTCTGAAGTAGGTATCTTTCAGATCGAAAAATCTAACCTGGCATATATCATCGAAGGAGATACCGAAGAGTCCTTCATTCCTCAGGATTCGAAAAATGTTCGTGAGACACAGATTGATGAAGAATATCAAATTGTGAACGCTCTGTGCTTCGCGTTTTCTTGTCCCCCTCGCAACATGTTTCCTGCAGAATTCTTTTCCGTAGGTACGATAGAATATTTTGATGATGAGGTTCTTTCCGAATATATTGTAATGAGTTGTGAGTTTATCAATGAATTCTTGCGAGAAGTTGGAGAACGAACTACAATATCCCGGGTAGCCACACGCGACCCTAAACAGTACATTCTAATAAATGTGGACATTCTAGCACGGTATATAACTGCTCGATCCAATGTCAAGAACAGCGAACATTGGACGAGTATTCTGAAATATCTGTGTGAATTGTACCAAGTTCAAGTACGTACTATTGGAGGCATACCGCAATACCGTCTACAAGAAATTCCCGAAGAGGGTTTGAAATTCGAGCACGGGTACCGATATTGTACTTGTGCATCCAAAGAAGACGAAACTGAAGACAATTTTGAAACATATGGTTTCAGGTGGATATGAACTTTCTAATATTGTAGAAGAAGAGAGGTACATCCGTACCTCTCTTCTTCTAGAAACTTAAAAGAGTATATTGATGTTAGTAATCGGAGATCTTTTTACCTATTTGAATGAAGTAAAGTATAAAGCAACAGCACATGGATGCAATTGTTTTTGTACTTTCGGTAAAGGACTTGCTGCAACAATAAAAGAAAAATATCCGGAAGTTTACCTTGCCGACCAGAACACCAGAAAAGGAGACAAATCCAAGTTGGGCAAGTTCACCTTTGCTAAGGTAAATGGAGTGCTGATCTACAATTTGTACACTCAGTTCACTTACGGACAAACTCGTAGACATGTCAGATACTCCGCAGTCCGAAGCTCTCTTGAAAAGATGCAAGATCACTTGTATTCTATTTACGGCGATAGAATGGATGAAGAAACTCTTTTGGTTATCCCTCTAATCGGGGGAGGACTTGCTGGGGGAGAAGTTGATAAACTCATGGAGATCTATCACAACACACTGGTGTGTAAATGGGACCTCATTATCCCTTCCAGTACCAGTATCAGGAAACAGTACGCTCTAAGGATGTTGCATGACGAATGTGCTAATAATCGTTATTGAGTCACATGATACTAGTTCCAAATACACGTACTCATATTTAACCCGCATGGAAGGATACCTGCTAGCACACATGTACAAAAATACCTCACGACAATCTGTCGAATAAACTCTCACACTGAGATACTTTAAAGGAGGAGCTTGTGTCTGAATTTGAACCTGAGTTTACAGAAGTTCGAGAATATGTATTTAAACTTATCGAAGAATTCAAAGCAAATAACTGTGTACTTTTAAGCTGGGAAATTTGCCGTGACTTTCGTGGAGTTCTTTGTATAACGTACAAGATCATCAGTGACCCAACTGACAGAGATCACTGGGTTAACCTGGACCGTATCAAACATGATCTTTTGGACACCTTACCGGAGAACAGCTTTCCTAAGATCCGCATGGCATTCTGCTCGACAGATCGTAGTGTTGTCTTAACTTGTGAAACTCCAGATTTTACAGGTTTTCCGTACATGGAGGCCGACATCCTGAATGAACTATTCAAGGACCCTGCTTTGCGTGATGTTTCAGTCTATCCCGGTGGAACTTACGATAGCTTAAACCGGAGAAATTGTGACGTATTTATTCGTAAACATCTGGACGAAGAACAGATGACTACAACCCCACTGAAAGATCTCCGAGAAAAAGTGGCATCCGAATACGCCAAAGTTTCTAAACGGTTTACTTCACCGATACGAACAATATGTCGCTCCGGAAAGGACTATCACGACATCGCTATTCTGTACCAGACAGCATTTGGATGGGAGTTGTCTTTGCCCAAAGACAACCAAGGATATTTTCAATAAAAAGTGCTAAATACAGCAGAAAACCGAATCCTTAGTTATTTTCCAAGAATCAAACAGCACGCGTTTGTAAGACTCCCCACTTTCAAGTAGTGTGGATAGGAGAAAAAATCTATGACAGATACTGAGTTCACACAACAACAAGTTTTAGAATACATTTCTTGGTTCAGTCATGAACTTACCAAAAAAGGTTGTATCGTTCTCGATTGGGTAATCACGAGAACTGATCAGCGGAAGCTCACTATTCATTACAGATATGTCAGTGATCCAAAAGTTACTGACACATGTGTTGATCTGGAGCAAGTCAAAACCGACTTCCAACAGGATCTTCCTGAAAATAGTTTCCCTCACATCCGATTGCAGTACATGCCTGCAGAAAGAGTCCTTATGTTGATATGTGAGACAGAGAATTTTTCAGGACTTCCATATATGGAAGAAGGTACACTGACGAAACTTTTTCAATATCCGGATACCAGCTTTGTATCCGTAGTTCCGGAAAAGAACGAGAGTGTAAAAGATAGTCAAACATGTAGAGTAACTATCTGGACATCAGTGTCTGAAGAGCAGGTTCGTGACACTCCATTCGGGCAGTTGCAAGATGAAGTGCTCGTGAAGCTCGAGCAGACTTCGGAATATTTCACAAATCCAGACAGTATCCAATACCGTCACGGACCCGGATTCTCTCCCGAGATAGGGGTACAGTATCATATTCCGTTTCGTCGTGAGCAAGTATCCATTGTCTCTACCGGAATCAGAATGCAGTAGAACATAGGTCATTTATCTAACAAGTGTGAGAGAAGACTCTCACACTTGTTATTATTCGACATTTTTCAGGGATATATTACATTTTTAAATTAGAACTTATTCTAAGTACATTTAACTAAGGAGAATCGTTTTATGTTTCCATTTCCAGAACATCTAAGTTTTATTGAGCACCATCGTTACGATGCAGAGATGAGTTTTATCGATGCCACCACGATTATCGAGTATCCGAACAATCCGCAGGCCAGAAGCTTTGCATTGGTCCTATATTTGACGTTTCCTGTGTATCAGAATCGTCAAGTTCTCTGTACTGATCGGGAAGACGTCCTATTTCGTGCACACGGAAACTTAATTGACTTGGATTTGGAAATCCCGTTCAGTTTCGAAGAGACTTTCTCGGATCACACAAAGTACGAAGAATGGGCTAAGATCCTTATCCACAAACACGTCATTGAAACCTACGTACACAACCATCCGTACGTGAATCAGCTCACTATTGAGTGTGCATATGTTTCCAAGGAGGCTGAGTGCATTTCCTCATTGTGCGATATGCTGTACCAGATGGTCTGCGATACCCAAGCATCCCTGACTGTTGAAAGTAGTTTCAACAGTTATCAGCAACTGAAGGACTTGGACGACAGAGCTCATCGCTACTGCTACGAATTCCTAACAAAAGAGGTGACCAAATGAAGATTATTGTAGTGGACGTTCTTCAGAAAGACCAACTCAAGAAGTGGGTGGTTGCAGATGTTCATGAGGCATGGAGACGTTTTGGGATTCCCTTTACGGAAGAAGACCAGAATGTGGTTGAAGTTCAAGTCTACGACAACAATGGACAAGACTGGACTTCGAAACTTCCTATACCTGTTCAAAAACAATACGAGGTAGTCTACTTTCCACAATTCCTGCCGGAAAGTTTTTTGATGGTCGACGATAAATTGCAGCCGACTGTTGATGTAGGAATATTCTCCATGACAGTGGAGTGGATCCATCAGTAGTATCGAGGAGATAGCCCTATGGCTATCTCCTCGATGTTAACTAAAAGTTACGTGAGTATTCATTTTTTCTGGTCGGATGATATTCCCATCCATAAGACATAAGACTTCACTATCTACAAAACCTTCAAACAAAACTGCTTCGTGATGGATCATCCACAGCTGACTCACAAGACGCTGGTCTATGAGCGAGCGTAACCATTCCAATAGACTTTGTTTGTGAACAGGATCAAGTCCTTCGTCGCATTCGTCTAGGAATATAGGATAATCTAGCAATCTCTTACCTATCACGAATGCAAGCATCCATGCAAGATTGACGATAGCTTGCTGACCTTTACTTAGTCTTGATATGTCGGAAACGATAAGTCCATCCACAGAAATAGCAAATGTTCCATCAAAAGGAGAATCGTACGTTAGTTCTTCTATCTGTAAAGGATAACTCCACACCTGTGCAAGAACACAGTTGACGTTGTGTATCAAGGTGTTGGTATATTCTACCAAGTGTCTGTGTGGGAATCCAGTATACGGAGAGAGACTTTTTTCTATCGTCTGATAATCCTTCCTGAGAAGTTCTAATTTTGTTATGTCCTCTATTGTGTCTTTCAGTCTTGCTAGATGTCCGGTTTGAATTTGTAGAGTTTCATCTATCGTTCGTAGATCTTGAGTTAGTTCTGTACTTGATTTTTCAAGATCCACTAACATCTTTTTAGAGAAACGACCTACAATCTTTAATTCGATGATGTCAGTTATTTTTTCAAAATCAGATTGTATTTGATTAAACGCCTTTTGCATCTGTCCCAGATGAAAATATTTTGTAGATTTATACTGATACGCATGAAGTTCTTCTTCATAGCCAGCAATACTCTTCAAAGCTACAGTATATTCGTTTTTCTTTTGAACAAGTAAGTCTTGAATGAATGTACTGGACGTATTTGATTCCGTCATCCCTTTTAGTTGAGATTTCAACTTCAAGATCATTTCTTTATTTTCAAGTTCTTCATAATGAAGAAGAGAATCTTCTATGATGCTACGTATGAGTGTATGAAATCTCTGAGGGTATACCAATTTCTCGGTTAAGTAGTATTCATCTTTCTCAAGTACTGTGGTCCTCAAATGTTTTGCTATTTCATTTTTTAGATGCATCACATATTCATAACGCATACTGAAACATTGAAGAGCATCTCTTGCTTTCATAACTCGGAGTTTGTATGGACCAAGTCGTGCCAATTCTTCACGGTAGGTTTTTAACTTTTCATCAAGCAAGACAACTCTGGAGTAGTAGCTGTTGTAGTATTCACAGTTAGAAGAAGTTTCATCGTTGCATGGTTTACTCATGGTTATTTGGAACTTCTCTTTTTCTAACTCTTCTATGTTTTTTCCAAGAGACAATTCCCGATTGAAGATATCTTCAGTTTTCTTAACATAATGTTCGTATTTACGTTGTATTTTGAAAAGTACATTTCTTGTTATAACAAATTTTGGGTTTTGAGATATATACTCTAAAATACTACACTGAGCTTTTTCTAATTGAGAAACTTGTCGTTTATAATCGTGTTTGGGAATAGGTACAAACTCATCATGATACTTATACGTTTTAGATTCTAATCGCAATAACTCATCATGTATGAGTTCAGAAGTAAGATTGCTTTCTTCAGATTTTAAGTAATCTTGATACTTTCGTATCTCAGATACAATATCTTCAGCACGCTTTGAAGTTTCATGTATTCTCGTAGTAAGCTCTTCTTCCCTTCTTTTCAATTTCAAGTATATCTCTTCTCGTTCTTCTTCTGTGATCGTTTTATCTATGTCTACAAGATTAAGTAATGACTTACAGATCTTTCTGGTACGAGAGTGTAGCTGATTAACAATAGCTAGGTCATCTTCTATCGCTACATGTTTATGGTCGCCCAATCTCTCATTGACTTCATCTATGATAGTTTTGAATCTGTTTATATCTGACAAAATGTTGATGAGTTGAGTATTCTTTGTTTTGTGGGTTTTTCTAAGTTCAGCAAGTAAATCTTCAGAAAGCACTTGATTTTCAGTTTGTATTTTCTTTTGTTGGAGATGTTTTATAGTCGCACGAAGATCTTTGATCTTGGCACAGATCTGTTTGTGCTTAGACAATACAAGTTCTAGATTGACTGGATTGATACCAAGTAAAAAATTCTTTCTTTCAGTCTTGCCCATCTTAGTCATGTGCAATTTATACTTGAGGATATTTTCTATCTGTTGAGTATACCCCAGATGCTGTTCTACTAATTCATTTTGTATACCACTAGTTCCAGATATATTGAGCTCTTCTCCATCTTTTAAAAATGAATGTGCTCCTTTAGATGTGGTGAAGTCTGAAATTAGAACATATTCACTTTTGTCGTGATGGATAACAAGTTTTTTATATCCTTTCTTGCCGTAGGTAGGGCGACTTGCAGCAAATGGTGTGAGTTCTTCAAGTAACGAACTTTTACCACTACCATTGTCACCTATAAATATCTGTATATCTGACCCACATTCCATAGTAAGTCGTTTGATGCCCGAAAACCGAAATGGCATAAAGTCTCGAACTTCTGCATTTAAAATTTTCATCGATGTAGTCTCCAGTTAAGGTCTATACCATGTGTCTTGGTGACTGGAAATAACCGATAATTCTAGGTAGAAGTATTCTCATCATATGCTTATTAACCTTCAAGTATGGAGATAAAATTATGGCCTATGACAACATGTCTAAGTATATCAAAAATGTGGTACATCCGTATATCGTCAACCTGCGGGATATGTTAAAATCTAATGTGGATTGGATACGAGAAAAATTTAATGCTGTTGATAAAGATATAGCAGATACCAATGCCCATATCAGTAGTGTTGAACAAAATCTCAGCAACGAAATCCAAAACGTGGAAGCTAAACATGATGCGCATGCTTCACGTCGAAACAATCCCCATGTGGTAAAACTTACACAGACCGCTACCGTTAGTAGTCTTCCTCCTACAAATGTACAAGGAAGAACTGGGGATGCATGGATTCAAACATTAGATTGATATCTATTTAGGAGATGTGTCTATGTTAAAAATTTTAGCTGTCAACTATTTTGCACCTAAAAATACAACCGAGGGAGAGATCCGAGTAATCGTCGAGGATGCTCTGGAATTTCAAGCTAAATTTTCAGAATCTGATTTTCCTATTAGTGTAGATGGATTCATTCACTTTGAACCCCGTATGGAACGGTTCTACATCTCGCATGACCAAACACCAATGACGGATGACCAAATCGCTATGATGCAGGAATTTGTCGACAACAAACTCTCTGACCTCTTAGATCTTCCTCAACCGGCGATCGATCCTGATTTAGGAAATCTTTGGATGGGGGTTGTAGATTCTAAAACAATCAAAGAAGAAAAACTCAGAGTCATAGATTCTTTGGGTCAATACCCGTCGTCCACAAGACCTCATCTCTACGATACTGACAATAAAACTTTCCATCCTGCGCATGTGGGTATTTTCGAAAACGGTTCTATCCAGTTTTCCCCAGCCGATGTTCGTCCTAACCATGTGTTTTTCTATACTAAGGAACAATGGGACGATTTAGTATCGAAAAGTGATCTTCCTAAAAATCTCCATAGAGCATGGTTCAAGTATGATTTTGTTCACGATTGCATTATAGACAATCGTTCTGAAGAAGATAAAATGCTTGAAATCTATACAGAGCTGGATCAGTATTCCTCAGAAGCACATCTGAAATACAACGGACAAATCGAAAAGACCTTCACAGATGCGGAGTATTATCGAGAACTTATGTACATGTTTGGAGATGAGATAACTTCTATTGATCCTATACTGGAATATCTTAAGTTCCCGAAAGTGAAGGAACTTAAGTATGAAGAAACCGTTGATCCGTACATTCGTAAATTCGTTGAAGACTTTGAAAAGTTTTCGGCCATCGAAAAGATACGTATCCGCAAATTGAACCAAGTACAGCTTGTGCTCTTACATATGAAAAAGATAGATGCCAAAGCTACATTTGGTAGTATTTCAAAATTCATAGAAATGGTAAAACAGCAAATCGATCTTATTTACAATTCATAACTACAGTATTGCTCTCTTCGGAGAGCAGTACTGTAAATTTATATTTTTGACTGGTAGCTTAATACCACCACTATATGTTATTATGACCAATCGAAAACAAATCGTATATATTACGAATTCATATTTCAAATTTCGTGGTAGGTAAAATCATGTCAAAATTTCAATGTAATTCTAAAAATCATTTAGGAACTGTAATAGTTAAATCTGTGGCTGTATCTGTGGGTCCTTCTGGAGAAATTGCTACAATCATTAAATCTAAACCAGCAGCAAGATTTCCAAAACTGTTTCCTACTAAGGAAAATTCCAGGAAAAGAGAATTTCTTTGTGAACACATAAGTGTCGGAGATAGTTTTGATGTGCATCTAAGGAAAGATCAAGACGGAGAAGTGGAGATCTGGAAACCTAGTTTTCAATTTCCTAAGGACGAAAATAGTGTTACTTTAAACGATCCTCCAAAACTCTGTCCTTCGTGTAAGAGTGTTCTGTACGATGATGAAACCGGTATTTACTGTATCAATACTAGATGCCCTGCAAAACTTATCGTTAGTTTAGGATTGTTTTTGTCCTTCCTTAATTTCGATTGGGTAGGTACAAAGTTTACGAAAATATTGCCCTCCATGGTAACACACGGAACTGTCCAAAAGATATCGGATATATTCAAGTGCGATTTATCTATCCTTATGGCTTACGGATTGGAACCAGATGAAGCTCAAACGTTTCTAAAATGGATGAAGACTAAAAAGAAAGCTTTGAAGTATTCTCAGTATTTGGAATATCTTATCCGTGTATTTTTGAATACTTCGGAAGGCAGGTTATTCCCTAAAGATGTACCCTGGGTACTCCATCACAAAGAACTTCAGACGGATTTTGATGTCATGGGATTTTTAGATTGGCAATCTGCAGTATATTCATCTGAACACGAGATCCCGGTTGATAGATATATGAATAAAGAAACATACGAAATCATTTCTCTTATTCTTTCTATACCTGAAAATTTTGAAAGTTTGATCGAGTTAGAAACCATAGGAGTTTTGAACTAGAAGCTCATACTAAAAATGCGGATATATTACACTAATGAATGCTCGGTATAAAAGTCAGATTAATTTTTATACACGACATCTATACTGTGCAAAAGAAATGTCGTATAGCTAACCACATCTAACCTTTAAACCACATCTCAAATTGAGGAGTTCCCGTATGTCTAATGTTCCTTTTCAAAACGATGAAGAAAAAGTTAAATTTGTCAACGAAGCACTGGTTACCAACGAACAGGGTGTTCGCACTTTCCCGCGAGCCGCTGTCGTAGAGTTCTACGAAAAAAGCGGCATTGATGTCAGTGCCCAGAAAGCATTCATTGAAACCGGCAAGTCTCTGTTTGGAACTTTGTTTTCCAAACATGTAAATGATCATCGCGCTGATATCCAGAAACGTCTCTCTGCTGGGGAAGATGTTAAAAGTAACCCTAAAACATTCGTGACCAAAGTCGAAACCCTTGAAGGTAAGGCGACGTTCACCGGAACTGATTACCGAAATCACCAGGGTGAAATCGTCGCACTCACCGGAAAACCGAAAGCAGACGAATATGGAACTCAGCGGGTAACGATTTCGTCAACCAAACTCATTCCCAAAGCAACACTGAAATCTGCTGTGGCAGACTTTAAAGCACTGTTTGAAAAGTAACGTTGTCTCTTGTAAGGATCTCTGCACACGTGTGCAGAGATCCTTATCTACTGTTATCTTACCTCTTAAGTTACTATCTCAAGTATCACTACAACGATGAACTTGAGAGCTCTTATGCACTTTTGTGTAGTTGGTATAGTGTCGTGTGGTTGTACGATAATTCTTCGAGAATTCTAAGCAAATATATTTCGGTGAGCAGAAAATACATAGGTATCAGTAGAGTCTATCTGGACAAGTATTTACAAGGCTATTCGGGTTATTTCCGAATAGCCTTGGAATCTTTAACTTGAGCTAATTGATTAGCTTTTATGTATGGAGGTTATTTATGCATCAGGAAAGTAATCACGAAGCTTTGCACCTTGGCGGAAAACACATTGTCCTTTCGGACAAGGGTCTGATTTCTCCGAACACCCACGTATTGAAAGTCTCTGATTCTGAGTTCGTTCAAATAACAGAGATGACATCTTTGGATCGACTTTACTTGTCAGCAAACACAGTACACCTGACGGGCACTCTATCGGCAGGTCTACTGTCCATTTCCGGGAATGAAGTGGTTTTCTCTGGTAAGGTTCTGTACTGGACGATGTACATTTGTGCCAAAACTGTGATCGACTTGGTCGAATGTCAGATCGAAGTTGAACGTATAAATTCTGCGATTCTTTCTGCTCCCCTGATCCGTTTACGGGAAGACCAGTTGAAACATTTCGTTACTGTTGGAACGGTTGAAGTTACGGATCATGAAGGTATTCCTCAGTACAGACTGGAACCGTCCAGAAAGTTCAAGTCAAAGTACCAGATGTCTAAGTTGTTTAACGTCCAAAAAACTATCGACCAACTTCTGCAGGAAGGATTGGAATTCCCCAAGGAAGAGTCTTTCGAATGGTACAAAAGTTCAGATGTCGTACCTCTTCCCAGGACGACGTATTCTCGAATAGAGCTGGAAGTGAGAGGAGTGAAAGAAGAAGAAGAAGCATCGGCACATGAAGATCCTAAGGATCCTGATTGTATTCCTATTGTTTACCTTCCAGAAAAATCGACCGAACAATCTACTGAACAATCTACCGAAGATTCTGAGAAAAGTCCTACCGTTCCGGAAGTCCCTCCCGTGTCCGAAAAAAGACCCAACTTCATTATCAACGACGCGATCGATTGTCCCGAAAATTGATTGTGGCACATAAGAGTCTACCCCTTGATGGGGTAGACTCTTATGCAGTATAGAACGATATACCATTTATTTTTTTTAAATGAGTTTACTGAGTTCAGTCGATACAAGAGTATATGCTGCAGCTATTGCATCTGCCTCATGCTCAATGATTTCCAACTGACCATCGATATATTTGGTTTTAGGAAATACGATATCGTGTAATTGCAAAGTATCGATCATCTGTTGTTTGCTTGCTCCACCATTTTCCGCAAATATTGATTTGATGAATTTTGGAGCATATTTTCTAAGTTTGAATTTATCGTAAACTGGCATGGGCCGATCTAGTTCTATCCATGCGTCATATAAAAAGTTCTCTATTGACGAGATACATAACAGTAATGCTCGATATGCATTAGGTCTTCTGGGATTGTAAAATGTATCTTCAGTTACGACATAGTCGGGATCAAACTTAGTGTGTAAGTGTTTTGTACCCAGATACACTTCTTTTAGAGTTATTACTCCTGGAGGAAATTCCTTGGAGTCCGGACGTCGTTTCTTTGCTTGTCGAATAGCTTCGATACGGCCATAGTCAATAACCTTGAGATGTGAAGGTTCCCCAAGCGTATACTCCGAGAACCCCCATCCCAAGTTCGTTAATCCTGGATCGAAAGATAAGATCCTGACAGTGTTGCCTTTAAGCATATTGTTCCAAAATAGATTTTAAGGATTCTTCCATTTCTTCATAAGAAGGAAGATTAAAATATTGGTGACCTACCCAAACAGCATTTTCCTCAGGGTTAGCGAGAGCTCCATACAGAGGTTCTATTTCTGTTGTAGGTTGTCCTTCAATTTCCACAGTCGTTGCAATTTTTGTTTCCTTCGAGATACCGTATCCTGATTTGTATGAAGGATAGATTGCTTTATAGTCTAGGTCAGAACACATGACTAATATCATGGATTCGTAGTCTGGCTTTTCGACTATACATTTCATACCGATATCTTTGGTAAGATCTGCTTTGAGTACTGCTCCTCCTTGTTTACCAATATAATGATCATAAGGACCATGCATATTGTTACCAGTAGTAGCCAGTACTCGACCGTGGTCAGTTGCGAATTTATAGTAACTATCTTTAAGCATAGCCGCTTGTTTTGAAAAGTCTGCAAGTTGACTATGCTCGGAAAGTCCAAAGAGAGCACTTATATCGTTATTCTTATCCTCCAAGAATTTCAAGAGAAGAACGTCTTGGATGTTGTATACAACATAATCCACAAATTCGTAAGATTGCATGTGGATGTGCCATTCTTTTCCAGGAGGAACATCTTCTTTATGCATCATCAGTTTACCAAATCCTAACTCTACGTTACAGATATGGTCTAGTGAATATGTGGGTTGTTTACGTTTGTGTTTTCTTACTCTAGAATAAAGTAACATCTGGTCTATCCATTGTGACATGGATGTGCATGAAAGCCAGTGCCACTTGTCGGTTATGTGCTGGGTCTTTTTCTTATCTGGTTTATAACTCCAGTATCTCCATTCTTCAGGAACATCCGGATGACTGAATATATCTTTAGGTTCCAGATTGTAATATTCTAGTCTTTTTGCGATCTGAGGAACATCATAATCTATGTTCCATATACTAATATAATCAGATTCCATCCGATGTATGTCTTGAAATAACTCTTTAAGAAGATCATCTTCTCTATCAAAAAATTTGAGATGTAATTTGAATCTTTGATCTATGTCTACTTTATATTTGTCAGATTTATCAATTTTGATGTGAAGTTCATCACCATCTAAAGTACCCAAATCTGTAGCGATCGCTTTACGTATATCTTTTTCTGTAGCTTTACGTACGTATTTTTTATCGGAAAATACCTTCATAAAGTCATTTAAAATATACGTGAATATCTGGTTTTCGTGTATATACGTGACCGCATTGATTCTATCACACCCAAGCACAGATTGTTCGATGTCAAGATATCCTTTTTCAAAAACATATACAGGATGTTGTTCTTTCTTCTGGTATGCCATGCGTACCAGGGTTTCCATTTTAATATCTGCGTTGTATATGTAGGGTGAGTTGTACAGTTCTCGTAAAGGTATACGTTTATATTCAGGATACCCTAAGATACGCTTTATTTCTTGACCTACATAACGATCGTCTACGATATACATATCCGTATTCTCTATAAGCTCAGTTTCTTTCTTAAGCTTATGATTACGACATGCAGGTTTAGTTATATATATTCTTCGTTTGGGATTGGTAAGATTAGGATCATTTATAGTCAGTCGATTTTTTGTCGATAGAACTTCATTAGTCTCTTTATCTATGACAACGGTCTTTTCTTTGACTATCATTTTGTTCCCTATGGGAGTTCTTACATAACACCCATGAGTCCATTGTCTGTTTGTCAAAGTAGCTCGTTCACTTGTAGCCATATCAAACTCCAAAGATTGATTTATCGATAGCTATACCATAACGTTTTATCGTAAATATATACAGGATAAAGAGGAGTTCTCCCTTTTGGGGAGAACTCCTCGTTTAGTACAGTTGATGTTGGTTCACATTAAGAACTGACGTTACATTAGACACCCTGCAGGAAATTACCATCTACCGGATCAGTGATGATCGGAGCGATCTGAGAAAGACCCTTAACCTGGATCAGTAAACCGGAGGGGTTAGTGATGATCGGGTATTCACGGGTGTTCAGATACATACGACGGTTAACCTGATTGCCATCAACAGGGGTGTAGTTCGATGCGAACTGTCCACCGTCGATGTTCTGGCCGAAGTTGAGGATGTTACCTGCATCACCTTCACGGTAAGGTACGATCAGTACCGTATCACGCATGAAAGCGAACGCGGTAGTGATGAACTGAAGTACTACACCACTGGGAAGCACACGAGTGTACTCTACGGCAGCAGAAGGATCAGTACCCTGGTAGATCTGTTCTCCTTCCATACCCTTCGGGTGCAGGTGGTTATGGATGTGCGGGATACCGAAGATGGTTTCCAGAAGCAGACGAGAGGTGAGAACCTTATACACAGGTTTTTCACCGGGATTCAGCTGCTGCACATACAAAGAACGCTGATGCAGTTCTGCGATCTGACGAGTCAGATATGCTTCAACATACATACGGATATCGCCGAGCAGGTCAGCAGATCTGATGCTTACGATATTCACCAGGTTCAGACTTTTGATGATCGTCGTGGGGTTGACGTGCTGTCCTGCAAGGTAAGTACGGTTAAGAGTACGTCCTTCCAGATTACTACGAAGGGTAGTAGTATTTTCACTGCTTTCCATGACATTACGATCATGTACCTGACGCATGGTCTTGATGATGATCTGGATGTCACGGTAGTCGATACCAAGTGCCTGTGCTTTCTGACCTGCCTGCATAACGTGGTCAGGCAGAGTCTGCTGCATGGAGAAGTCGACTACGATGGCCTTGCCCTGAGGCAGTGCATACTGAACCGGATGAGTGAGCGAACGGATAGCTACGTTGGCTTTACGCAGGTTCTCTTCGCTGTACTTAGCATCCAGACTGTAACCGATAAGTTTTACTTTCATACCGGCAACAGCAGTCACCTGAGCTTCTACTGCAGGGATGTTGGTATCACGGACAGTATGCGACAGGCTACCTTCACCGATGCAATGTACAATACCAGTACGGATGTCTGCAGTCGGGGACAGAGTCAGAGACAGCATGGCCTGATCGTTATCGTTCACACCAAAACTTTCGAAGATTTCACTATCGACATCTTCCACAGTTTTAGTTTCTTTGTTCAGGAAGAACGAAGGAGTACAACGAGTGTTACGTTCCGAGCTTTCCTGGGTGTTGGTAACCATCAGAAGACGAGCATCCGGCTGTGCAGACAGGTCTACCTGGAATACTTCACTTTTGTCAACAGAACCATCTGCAGTAGTGGTAGAGATTTCTACCAGAGCATAGTCAAGTACGATCTGATCGGAAACAAGGTCCGTCCAGTTAGCATTGATAGTCGAGGGATTGCTTGCATCCACTGCCATGTCGAACATATGGATCTTAGCACCGAACTTCATGACATCGTCAGCGACAAGGAACTTGTCTTCCGGATCGTTTGCCTTGAGCAAGCGGAACCGAGTCAGAGTCATATCCGTGGGTTCAGGATGAGTTTCCAGTTCGAGCATGGGGATACGGTGCGCATGATCGTTACGAACCCGAGATTCTTTGTTCTGGCTACGGTCCAGACGATAGAATTCATCGTAGTTCACAACGAACTGTACTGCAATAGCATTCGACGCTTTACGGTGCATGAAACGAGACATGATGCCAGTATGAGGCTTCATCAGAGCTACAGTCAGAGCCATACGAATGTCCGGGAGGATCGTATCGCTGTTAGCACCGAAGGATTCTTTCGAAGGAGTTCCTTCAAAAAGAAGACCGTTGCTGATGTGACTGGGATAGAGCTGCTGCATAGACGACCGGCTATCGGACATCTTTTCACTTCCCTGTACAGAATTCCAGTGTTCGACGTAATCGTCGTTGGTGCTGAATCGAGACAGGATAGATGCCATCATCTTGCAGGTTTCAGTGATCTGGTTATCGGGAACTCCAGTTTCTTTACAAAGAGTGATCAGATCATCACCGATGTTCAGAGAAGCCATTGCATTGGGATCTACTTTTACACGCTGGAAAGTACCGAATGCTTCGAATCCGAGAGGAACCTGAGATACCTGCATGCTGTTAAGGAACTCAGTGACCTTACGGTAACACATGCCGATGTGTGTCCGGTCCGAAGGAGTAGTAGTTTCCTGAGGTTCTTTAGTTCCAGAATACAGCGAAAGCGATTCGTTTGCACCTACGGTCAGAGGATGACCGAACGTGGTCTGGAGCTTAGCAGCCGCAGAATCTACCTGTTTTTCAAAAATCGAGAATAATGTGGACATAAGGAATTCCTTGTACATGTTAATGTTTATTGGTTGCCCGGGTCTACTTAAGTCGCAGATTACTCAGTACAGATCTGGTTGTATCAGCACTAACTAAAAACAACCACTGGAGATACCATATCTCCAGAAAAGCTACTGTTTCCGAAGAAAGATGAGCCGGAGGATTATTCAAGATATTTTTGATCTTTTGTCCTATCTTTTTCTGATAGAAGTAATCGGACAATGTTTGTTTACGAGAAATAACCAATTCATCAAGTTCAGTAAGTGTTTTTTCAGATTCTGTTGTTGTGTCTGTCGTTTGGGAACCGCTCCCGTCAGAATCTTCACTTTCTGTATCTGAAGACGAATCGTCTGTTTCTGATAAATCAGTATCGTCCGAATCTTCGTCAGACGGATCTTCGTCAGATTCATCATCTGCATCAGGATCAGATTCAGGATCATCATCCATGGGATCTACATCTTCATTATCCTGATTATCTTCTTCCTCATTATCTTCTTCATCATCAGTATCTTCATCTTGAGCAGCTTCGAGAGCGACTCGAAGAACTTCACGACTCAAGAAAGCTAATTCAGAGTAGGACTCTAAACTGGCCAGTTTTTGATTATTGACATCTTGGCACAATAAAGTTTCTGCGCCATAATATCCAAGATCACGGATCACGAAGTATACAGATCTCGGATCTACCTCTATAGAATATTTGGTAATAACGCGGTGAAGTAACTTCACCAAATTACTTCTTACTTTGATATTTCTATCTAACGTAGTGACTTTTCTGTGTACTGTTTTGTTAAGAAGTGCAGGCATAGAGTATATGGATTCTAATCCATATCTGTAAGTACACCCGAAAGATTGGAAAGTATCTATAAAGGAAATAATTCCACGTTTAGCCCAATCGTAACTCAATAAGTGCTCTTGTGCACTGTTAGCAGTTATCGAAAGATCTGTGTATTTAAAGTCAGTGGGTTTGGAACAATCCGTAGTATATGCAACTAAGTAGTGTCCTGAATTTGGGAGAGCTTTGTTTTCCATTAAAACTAGTTCTTGTACTGGAACTTTAACAACCTGCAGAATAGAAGGATTCACATTTTTCATGTGTTCTCGAACTACTCCACGATTTTGACCTTTGGCATGCATTCCAAGATAAGTTCCATAAAACCCCTTAGAGAGGGTTGTTCCTTGACCCAGGAACACATCGCTCAAAAGTAGATACAGTTCAAGAGCATCGAACGGTTTGTCATAATAGAAGTTTTTGAGTGCGGAGGCGTATGCTTTTAATTTATCTTGTGAAAAATTGGGATGATCTTCAGGAACAATATTTAAAAATCCTTCCAACGAATTCAAATACTCGACACATTCTTCAGAGTGTCCATCGTTCATTTCGTTAGTATATTTTGCAAGAAGGATCTGTTCTGCAAGATATTGTAATTGTTCTACCGGGGATTTAAAGTTGTTCCAGTCTTCTTTTAGGGAAGAGATCTGGGGATCTTCGTATTTCAAAAGGTCAGTTTTAATATTTGTCGGAACATCTTTTCGGATGGTGAATGCGATCATAACGAACACTCCTTTACCAGAGTTGAATTTTTATACCGGCATACCATATATTTTGCACAACTAGATCAATAACGTTTTTGAGGATATCCATGAGCAGCATAACTACAGAAATAGTGTTGGATGCCCTTAATCTTCTTGTAAATTATCAAGAAGATGTAGACCTAGAAAAAATTGATAACTTGATTTATATTCATAAATCAGACAAAACCTACAACGCTAGTACCGACAATGGACTTACACACAAGTTCGTTAATTTTTTAGAAAAAATACGTAACCTTCCTAACGATAATAACGCATCTACTGAAAGAGCACGCTTGGCTATATCTTTTTTGTCTGACCCCATTCTTAAAGCAGATACTCTTTTATCAGATGCAGTAAAATCTATCTTCGAAAAAGATAAAGAGTCAAATCCTAGAATAGCCAATGAACTTAAATTGAAATTGAAAAACGTTGCAGTTGGTCACTACTATTCCCAAAAAATAAAATCGATATGGAATCAGTTGAACTCTTTTAATTCTTGTTCTGACCCACAGCAACAAGAAGATCACTTATCAACTATAGCTAATCTGGCAAGGGATCTGTCCGAAAGTGTAAGTTTAAACGATAGACTTTCTAAAGGTGTTGTAGAGAGGATCAATATGAATGACACAAATTCGTTACTTGATGCATTAGCATTAAGAAGAGCTCGTGAAGAAAAAGGAATCCTTCGTACAGGTTTACAGGGACTTAATCGAATGTTCGGTAAACGTGGAGGACTGGCGCTTGGAGAATCTGTGTGTATCTACGCACTATTACATAATTTCAAATCGGGTCTTCTTATGACGATCCTTAGAGGGGTACTTTGTTATAACCTTCCACCGGCACATTTTAAAGGGAAACCACTTGTACTTTTCATTAGTCTTGAGAACGAAGCTAATAAGAATCTTTACTGGTTTTACAAAGTAGCATACGAAACTACTTCGGGAGAGTCCGCTGAAGGGAAGACAGATGACGAGATAGTTGAATTTGTACAACGATTCTATCTCCAACAAGGATGGCATTTCTTCATTGAAAGGTGGTCAAGTAACGAGTTTGGCTATGATGAGTTCGTTCAGACTATAGAGGCGTACGAAGCTGAAGGATATGAACTAGCTATTGTTGCAGTGGATTATGCACTCAAAATGAAGAAAACTTCCAAAACCGTTAGTGTTAGCAACCAACGTGATGATCTTCTGATTACTGCGCTTTTCAACAACATGTGTACGTATACCAAATCGAAAGGTATCACATTCATAACGCCACATCAGCTCAATCGTGATGTTATGAAAAACATCATGAACCAATCTTCGACCAACCACGTTAAAAACTTTACAGCTGCTGGAGCTGCTGGAAGTTTAGGTGCATCACAAGAAGTTGACCTTGAGATCTTTGTACATTTGGAGAAAAATCATAGAGGAAGAAAGTTCTTAACGATGCAACGTGGAAAACACAGATATGTGGATGATACCCCAGAAAGTCATCAGTATTGTGCTTATCCGTTTACAGTTGCTGGTATAGGAGACGATATTCTTAAGGATACTCCTGACTTTGTGGAAGACATTTATTCGGATGAAGAAGAAGCTCAAAACACCACAGAAATGGCTGCGATAGATATTTTATTGTAAAGAGAAGAACCCTGCTTCTGCGGGGTTCTTCCTTTCTGATAGTATGACTTAGTTAACTAACCTGGAGGGTGTTTTTATGCCTCAACAAGTCAATGGTAGTGATGGGGCTTCTTTAGTTGATACCCAGAACCACCCCGGAGGAACTCTTCTGGGTGGTGCAGCTATGGCACTTCGTGTTATCACCAATAGTCTGATGTTGCACGACGAATCAATAGAATATCTTAGTCATGATCCTTCTGAAGGATCTATTCGTTCTGTACCATCTTCTCATGCTTTAGCATTAGCGTATCAGAAATTAACAGATCAGTTGGAACAGATTGATCCACATCACAATTTCTTTTTGGATAATACAGTAATCACGCTTCCTTTAATTCCTCAAATATTCTCTGAGATAGATGATACTTGGGGAATCTTAAATTGGAATATAGTGGATGGTGAGATCTCCTATATTGGGAAAGATTACCAAGACAACAATTTCATCGAAATTAAAAACGAGAACTTTCATTTCGACGGAGATTACTTTTTCAAAATAGATATTCCAAGATTGGATTCCGGAAGATTAGAGTTAGTCGATACTGACGGTACCGTACTAAAAACTATCTCTACTGTAGGTTCACACTTTTTCGAGCTTTCAGTAAATGATTCAGAAATTCAAACTCTACAAGTTGTAGCTAAGGATGTGTTTCCTGAAGAGCTGATAGTTGTTCGTTCGATCAATATGCACAGGATAACTCCTCGTTTAAAGAATTATCTTCAGTACCTGTTCCAGAGTGGGGGAGGTACCGGAGTTACCCACGAAGAGTTAGAGTCTGCTATTATAACTCTGACAGAAACTCTACAAGAACATATCCAAAGAAATATCCAAGAAGTAAAAGATCAACTTTCTGCCCACTTGTCTGAATCTAATCCTCACCGGATCACTCCAGAAAGTATAGGAGCTGCAGCAGTCGATCATACCCACGATCTCGATGATCTTGGAGCTGCAGATAAAGATCATACGCATTTACCTGAAGAGATCGGAGCAGCTCCTGAAAGACACACGCACACTAAAGCCGATGTGGGATTAGAAAATATCCCAAACGCTATTAGCGATGCGGTTGATCTGGATAGCAATACGACTTTGGCCACATCACTTGCTGTGAGTGTATTGCGACAGTATCTGTTGAACATATTGCTCAATAAAGCAGATGCGGAACATACACACACCTTGGATTCTCTTGGAGCAGCTCCAAAAGTACATGAACATCCGGAATATCTGGGAGAAGCACAAGTTCGTAATGTGATCAATGAGATCCTGGATGCTTCTGGAGTCGGAAGTACACTTCTTGCGCCTAATGTACTCACAAATGCTCCACAAGGGTATCTTCCTATCGAGTTAGAAAATACTCAGATCACAGCTCCAGTGAGCATGGTACTGACTAGTGACATATTGCACACATCTTCATCTGAATATGATTACAAATCAGGAGTAGCTGTCACAAGCGTGCCTCCTATCGATGAACATCCTGCACAGTACGGATTTAAAGTTCTTCTTACTGAAGAAGATGCCAGTATCGGATATACTGCATTTTTAAGTGAAACAGAAGATCTAGATCCTTTTGTACTTGTAGGGTATATGTTTCATACTGACAGGAAGATATCTGGTTATGAGATACTTCCCGAGCCTGAAGCTGGGGTTATGGGATATCCTCGTTCCTGGGAATTCCTCATAGACAATTTGCTTGTAGAAACAAAGACCTTCACTGATCCATGGGATACCACATACACACCATACAAGTCTACGCTGGCAGAGTCTAAATCTGGTAAGTTTTTTGGATTCTTGATACGTAAAGTAGATCTTCTCGGAAGTAACAAGTGGATGTTCCGAGTCAAATTCGATTTTGTAGATGTAGAACCAAATAAACTTACAGTGATCGAAGGTACAGAACTCACATATGCAGATGCGTCTGGAAGTGTATCTACTATCATAGCTCAAGATGGACTTTCTATCTCTCCTAATCTGACTAGTGCAAGATCTCCATTATACTTACTCATGTCAGAAAACGAAGAAGGAGAAGTAGTACTTGAGACAAGTATATTGAAACCTGAATTTAGTCTTAGTCCGAGAGGATATGACGGATTGACAGGTGGATATGCAGAGAAAACGAATCCTTATTGGGGAGATGTGTCTGTATCTGATGAAGATCCACAAAATCCTGTAGAAAATATCTACGGAGAAAATGTTCCCGATATCTATCTGAGTAACGAAGGAGTTACTGAAGTAACTATCACACATTCGTTCTTAGAACCTTTAAGTATCCTTGAACACTCGTATGTGTTTGAAAAGAGGATGCTTTTAGAAAATACCATACCTAACCAGATCAAATTAGAATATTTGATCGGAGAAGAGTATACTGAGATAGAACTGCTGACACATTTTTATCCTGGGATATCTGGCAAAGATTCTCCTGCTATTTGGTATAGGAAAAAATATCCCATACCTAAAGAAAATATACTTGGGTATAAGTTAACTTTAAAAGGAACTCAATCTCAAACACGTGTAGGTTTAGGACAGTTTATTTTAAGGTTCGCTACGCCATACTTGAATATAGCGTCTGGAACAATGTCTCCACCTAAAGGATTCTTAGGAACGATCAAGTACATAGAAAGCTATGATAAAATGTGGTCTGGATTAACTTATGATGGACCTATATTAGGTCGCTATGGTTATATCCCAGTCGATCATTTTAATGTACAACCTGACAAAGAAGTAGTTCACAGAATCCCCAATCCATTCAATACAGAATTGGTGGATTGTCAGATCCAGATACAAGATGTCTATAGTGCGGTTCCTCCGGCTAAGATATCTGAGATCACGGATAAAGAAATCGTAATCACGACGTACTTAAAAGGAAGATATGTTGTCTTGATTAAGCGACTTTGGTAAATAACCGTATATCTAGAGGACCGTATTGGTCCTCTAGATATACATATAAATTCACTTTAACAACATGTACTATACAGGTTCATCGTGTTTATAGGTCTATATTACTAATTCGAACGTTCACAATTTAAAGGAGTCGGATATGGCTAACTGGAAAATTGAGTTGCTCAATTGGACTAAATCCCAACTTTCTCAAAGATTTCCGAAACATTTAGTTCTTCCTACTGGGAAGGATGGAGATCTATTCGAACTTGGAGGAGCTAACGAAGTCCAAGGTATTGCTGTAGTGGTCGGAAGCCCATCCGGAGGATTGCCCACAAGTAAAGTATTGCATCCTTTGAGACCGAACGAGATCCATGCTCTTGTTAAAGTGTGGCCTCAGTGCACCGTGATGGTTGCCACTCACGATAGAGGAAATGCAAAATTTGCATTGTATCGTGTCAAGTCTTTTCGCCCGCAACAATCCAGAAGAACGCAAAATGTTTTTCAGGAAGTTATTTTGGAAAAAGTGTGCGAAACTTCCGGAAACCATCAAATCACAGACAGCTCATGGGTGCAACCTGCTGAAGAACTTGGCATAGTTCAAGCCAGAGAGATGTATAAGGCAGCCAAAACGAAGGTCTTCATGTATAACTGCACAGAAGCCCTATACGTAGAGTCATTTATACCCACCTTTCGTACGGAACGTCTGCAAGTATTTGATTCCTTGGCTAAGTTGCAGTCAGATCAGCAGACTCCTGAAATGGGGCTTTACGATCCTGTCAATACTCCAAACAGAGTGGTTTTGCCCACAATCGAGAAGTTTCTTAAACGTATCGAAACACGTTGTAACGAACTCTTTGACAAATACGACAGAAGATATATCTGGCCGGTATTTGTGGGAATGTTGACAGATACACAGCAGATGCAATTTCAATGCGCACTCGCATACAACAACAAAGGATACGACTACGATGTAGAACTTGACTCTACGATGTATGAGTTCTCTTTTGTTCGAGATGATTTTGATCAAATTCAAGCTTATCTTGATGGATATGGCGTAGGTTTGATGCAGAATCTTTTCGGTCAAGTAGAAAATATATTCGAATTCTACGGTATGCTTCAGCGTATGAAACGTCGAACGAATTCGACTATACAGGCGTCCGGATCGTTGTGCAAATGGAAGATGAGCACTATGCATCCGGATTATTATTATACCCGTCCAAACGAAAATCCTTCAAACGAAAATCTTAACGATTCTCTTGTGGAGGATATCGATTCAGAACAGACACAATCCCCCCAGTCGGAAAATGTTCCTGTCCAGACAAATACCCAGCCGGACTACGAGAAAGAATATCTGAAAACAGAAGATATGAAATATCCTGACGATCTTTCTAAACTTTCGTTAGGAAAAAGTCCGGTTGGTATGGATACCGCATGGAATGAATTCGATGAAATAAAAATCATGGAGATAGCTTACTCCTATTCGGTTGAAAGCAAAGAATTCTTTTCATTGGAAAATAAAACTGGAGCACTCATAACGATCACAAAATCTAATCTCGATACGGGTCACGTCTATACGATGGATTCCGTAGATGATGGATCTGGAGGTACACTCAAAGTTCATCTGGAGATGATCGATGATGAAGTCGTGATCCATTTGACTAATGAAGCAAAGGAAATCTATATCGAATCGATACGAGTAGCAATCTCTTAATGTAACGACGTAATAGTACATGAGATCTTAGAGACTGGTGTTAACACCAGTCTCTAAGATCCATAGTATGCTTTATAAAACCTTATTTTTTGAGGTAATTTTTATGTCAAATAAATCGTTCCCTGCTTCCACCATGACACCGTCCAGTATAACCGGACAACAGTTGGATGTTAAAGTTACTCGTACGGATATGCTTGATATAAGTGGTAATGATGTCAATCATATCACTAACGATCCGGAAACCAATAGTACTAAGTCGTTACCTACAAGTTATGCTTTAAGTAGACTTAAGGATCTGATCTATGGAGAATTTACGGACGTTAAACAATTAGTTCACAAAATTTTTTTCTCCCCAGTGTTATCCGACCCAATCATAAACCCTTTTTTCATAGATGTCGGATGGTACCTTCAGAACTTCTATGTAGATAGAACTCAGCTCGTATATAGCAATCAAACCGGTACTGTTGGAGTACAAGCAAAAGCTAGAGTATTGTCCCCTAACTTCATCTATCCTGGGAAATATTTCATATACCTTCAGGTTAGTGAGTTAA